CCACGGACACTCATGCCCTTCATCAAGAAACCAGACGTGTTCAGCTCAAGATCACCAGCTTCGTTGGTTGCCGCTGGCGTCCATGTGTTGTTGTCCTCACGGTCAGACCACTGCACTTTGCGTGGGTTGCCGCCAGCACCAAGTGCAAACAGGAAGCGCTCTTCAGTCACCACAATGCCAGAGTTGCTTGTTGGGGCGTTGCTCAAAACTGCTGCCGCTGTGCCTGTGTCAAGCTCCCACTGATAAATCTTGCCGTCATCTTCGTTGCAGGCAAGCAAGTCTTCACCCCAAGGCTCAAGGTGCCATGACGTTGCTGGCTGAATGCGTGACGTGTCAGGACGAGCCACGCCGTAAGCAAAGCTGCCGTACAAGTTGCCGCCATAGCCTGTAAAGGCCAATGCGTCTTCACGGCCTTCTGTTAAGCCTGCTGGCGTAATATCAAACTGAGTGCCGCCGCTATTCCAGATATACAGCTTATTGTATGACCCAGAAGCGATCCAACGGTCAGAGCTATTGTCGGACCACGTAAGCATACCGCGCAGCTTGTTTGCGCCTGCGGTGTCTGAACGTGTGCGGAAGCCGCCAATGGGGCGCATAACGCCGTCATGCCAGCGAACAAGGTTTGCATCGCGCCAACGGCCCTGCGCCTGTAGGTCTGTGCCGTTACGGTAAATACCCGCAGGAATGTTCAGATCAATTAAAGCCATTGGATTCCCTTGGGTTCGCGTTGCAGGCAATATAACACATTGCGCCAGATATGCAAAAGGCCAGCATATAGCTGGCCGATTGCGTTATGTTGCTGACTCTACTCAGCTTCGACTTCCTCTGGGTTTTCCAGAGAACCCGCCAGCATGTTTATAAATGCCTCACGACCCACATTGAGTTGATCCAGATTAAACTGTGCGCTGCCTAGCTTGCGATCCAAATCATTGATGTGGTTCAGCATAGTCTTCTGTGCGTCAGTAAAATCTTCGATGTTGTATTCGATGTCGTTGACTGTGATGAGGTTCTTTTCGTTTTTACTCATAACGGTCTCCTTTCAGTTGGGGTTAAGTGTTAGCTGCGATTGCAGCGTTAGCAGCGGTCATATCTTCTGTCGTCCAGAAGTCTTTAGCTACCATGAGTGTCAGATGCTCGACATTGCGAGACACAGTGTCAGCCCAATCCTCGTCGGACATATCCTCTGGCTGACCAGCGTTCAGCAGATCGACAGAGTGACCCATTGCTGTGTAGTTCTGTGCGATTTCTTCCGCTGTGATTTGGTTATCCATTAGTTAGCCTCCAGTGCAGTGATACGTGCTTCAAGTTCTTGGATTGTGGCGACCAAGAGTGGCACTAGCTTGCTTTGGTCAATGCCTTGCATTACTGCATTGCCGTCATCGTCAACTGCATCTTTTGTGCCTGTGACTGCCTCTGGCACGATAGCCTGTACTTCATGCGCTATAAATCCATCAACAGCTACAGTTGGATTTTCAATGAAGTTAAATCGTTTTGGTTCTAGCTGTTTAATGCGATCAGTTGCGCTTTCAAGATCAACAACATTTTCTTTCAATCGGTAGTCCGATGAGGTGTTGTAGGATGTCGATGAACCGTTTGATTTAATCGAGCCAACCTCGTTTCCGTTTGATTGGCGGAAACTGATTTGAGTTGCATTGTTTGAAGCTGTTGCCCACTCATGCCGAACCAATACGTTTGTAACATCAGCGTTGGTCAAGTTGTAAAGTATAGCAGTCCAATAGTTGCTCAAGCTATGGACGTGAAACGTAGCCTGAGTTGTGTTTTCGGGGCCAACAAATGTCTTGCCATTACCATCAACGTGTAGTCTAGGATTACCATCCCCATCAGACAGCACGATGTTGTTGCTTGAGGTGCGGATGTCCAAGCCGCCTTGGTTGCCGTTGTAGCCGCCGAGGATGGTGTTCTTTTGACCTGTGGTCACGTAATACCCAGAAGACTGCCCGACAAAAGTATTGAACACACCAGTTGTTAATCCGTACCCTGAGACGTTACCAAAACAAGAGTTACTTCCTGACCCTGCTCCAGTGCCGCCACCTGCGTTTGTATACCCCGCCTGATACCCAACAAAAGTGTTAGATGCGCCAGTTTGGTTTGTATACCCAGCCTGATACCCAACTGCCGTGTTGCTGCTGGCGGTGGTGTTATTAGCTAAAGCATCAAATCCCAGCCCGACATTGCTGGAGCCAGTAGTGTTATCTAAAAATGAACCACGACCCAAAGCTGTATTGCTACTGCCAGTAGTGTTCGACAAACCAGCTTCATACCCAACAAATGTTGAACTGCCGCCGCCTGTTGTCGCAGCATAACCAGCTCTGTATCCAACAAAAACCTGTGCGCCAGCAGCTACATTACTATACCCAGCCTGATACCCCACAGCCGTGTTGTTGGATGCGGTGGTGTTGTTGAGGAGGGCTGATGCACCCACCGCAGTATTGTTGCTACCTGTCGTATTGTTTGCAGCAACAGCAGTGCCAATAGCCGTATTATATTGACCTGTTGTTGTGCCTTGTAAGGCCTGCTCACCAAAGGCCGCATTATACGAACCCGTTGCATTTGTTAAAGCAATGTAGCCTACAGCAGTATTTCTTTGACCTGATGTAACTGCGGTCAGTGCATCAGTTCCTACAGCCACATTACGCTGGCCGCTCGTAAGGCTATCCAACGCAGTATCACCCAACGCCACGTTGTTCGTACCAACAGGATAATTCCCGTCCAGCTTGATTGTGCCGCCATCTACTGACAGCCCATCAGACGTCACTGTGCCAGTTACGTCAATACCTGTGGAGGTGGTTTGAAACTTCTGGGAGTTGTCGTTATATAGTCTAACGGCTCCGTCCTCATCAGCAACTAAAAAGTTTTCTGCACCATTTGAACTCTGTATGCGTACATCAGTGCCTTGTAGTTTTAAATGACCCGTACCCACGTCATTAATTATACTGTGACTACCATCGTGATAAATCTGCAAATCACTGCCAGCACCAAAGAGGGCCTTGTCGTTGTCGCCGAAGGTAAAATCACCTGACGAAGCAAACGATGTACCTGTAATCGTCGTACCTGTAATCGCAGCAGCAGAATTGCCGCCGATCACTGTGCCATCAATTGTACCAGAGTCGATATCAATGCCAGTTACAGGAGTCGTACCGTCAAGCAGGTTATCAACATTATCAAGGTTCGTGTTGATTTTCTCGCCCCACGTGTCTTCTGACGCGCCGACTTCTGGTTTAACTAGGCCGTATGTTGTTGTGGTACTATCCGCCATGATATTCTCCTATGCCGCAGCATTTTAATCGCCAGCACCCGTAGGGGCTGTCATCCAATCCTGTAATGTTAGGGAGACGCCGTCCAGCCACCGGATGCGTTAGCTGCATACTGCCATATTTCCGTCGCGGGATCAACAGGCGTCCACACCTCGTCTGTGCCAGCTTCAGGCTCCCACTTTTCAATCATATTACAAGTCGTGCTATTCAGAGCGCTAATTGCAGCACCGCTAAACTGAACACGGTTGCACGCTGCCGTAAACGCGCTGACCTCATCAAGCGAGGCTGAAACAATAATGGTAACTTGAGCCAGCGCAGTGCTAGACAATACGGGCAACGATACAGCATCACTTTCACGCACACGCAAACTGTCAGGGGACGCTGCAAGCGTTGCTGACACGTTTCCAGCGCTCTCACGCACCCGAAGGCCGCTAGATGTCATTGCCGACGCTGTGATGGCTTGTGAGGCGCTCTCACGTACACGCAGGGCCGCCGAGGACACGCTTGACGATGCAGTTGCGCTTGCAGACGCCTCACGCACTCTAATCGCGTTAGAATCCGTTAGGGATGCACCCACAACGATGGAAGCAACCAAGCGGACTCGCGTTGTAGCAGCAGCAGTCGCGCTGACAGTGATAATTGTGCCAGCGCCTTCCGTGACAAAGCCATCCAGCCCGAAGTTATACGAGCCGTATGCGCTTCTGCCGTATCCGCTGCGATACTCAGCCATTAGTCTAGCGTAATATCAAGATCGCCCGCTGGTAGACGCAGCACATCACCTGTGTCGATAGATTTGGATGTTGTCAGCGCAGCGTATGCAATCAAGTTGCCGCCAGTAGACGCATCAAACACGCCAACGTGTGTGACTGTGCCGTATGACGCTGTAGCCGTCGGATACTCAAGCGCAGCAGAGTTTGTCGCCGTGTTACCCGATACGGTAAACGCAACAGACTGACGTGCATATGCGCCGCCAGAAACTTCAGTGCCGCCACCCGTGTCAGATGGTGCAGCCGTATACAAAGCAACGTGCCACTCAGTTGGGCGGGTTGCGCTGCCTGCTGTAAATACCCATGAAAGCACACGGGTCTCGAATGTGTTAGAAAAGCTCATTAGTAGCTCCTGATTTTGAGTCTGCGACCAGAACCACCAAATTTGCTCTTTTCGCTTTCCATGTTTATAGCATCAACCGCGTTTTGATACAACGCCGCCCAAGTCTGGATGCGTGCATCATCTTTCAAGTACGGGGCCGAGTGAACCAGCGCACCATACAAATACGCGTCCTTGTAGTAGTCCAAAAGCCAGTTTGACGTATTACTGTCGCTTAATTCCTCAATCCGCGAGAAATAATACAGTTCAGCCGTGTATGTGCCGTCTGGAACCGGGTAAACCTCAATTTCACCAGCCGTAATCGCATAATATGACGGCGATCCACTTGTGTTGAGGTTTTTGCGCTTACGATCCAGCAATTCCGCTTGGCTAATCAACTCAAGCGGCTTTGTATCGCCAGATGTAACGTAAAAACGGATAACCTCGGCAAAGTCAGCAGGAATTGCGCTGTATTGCGTGTCAATCTCAGCCGTGCTGCGCTTTTCCATACGCCAGTGACGTATTCTGCGCTGCAAGTCAGCTCCAGCCAACGAAATAAACGTCCCTGCCGCCGAATCTAGGTCATCACGGTTCAAAAAGTCCGTAATCGCTGTTTTCAGCTCTGCGTATGTTGTGATGGCCATTATTTATGCTTCTTTCCAAGGCATTTGCCCTCACGCTTGCACGCAGCGGGGGTTGGGCAACCTTTAATCGGCTTGAATACTGGTGCTTTCATGGTGTCGGTCCGATAACAGGTAAAACACCGGTTTGATTGTAGTAATTTATGATATTTAAGATACTATCGCTTCTCAGTATCTCGTTTACTCGATTCGGATACTTTTCTTTAATTTGCTGCACAAAATCCCTCATCTGAAGCTCGGACGGTGCCGCGTCTTGAGACGGAACTTCTGAAAGACCAGTTGGAGCGTAACGTAAAATTTCGCCGTCTAGCGAACGTCCATCTACACCAAGGCTGCCTGCAAATGGGTTTGGGGCGACGTTTGGGTTAATGCCGAAGTCATTAGCATCATCAGGTAGGCCATAATCATAACGTCCGGGCGTGGGGACATTGCCTGCCATGCCCGCCTCGCGGTCGCCGCTGTATGAGAAAGGGTCAGGTTGAACGGGCGCAGCATTTGCAGGATTAAAGCCAAGACTAGGGTCGCCCTGAAGGCGCTGTGGCATTGGACCAAGGCCATCATTAATAGGCCCGCTTGGGTTGCCCGGAAACGCTAATCTTGGATCGGCTGGCATACGTTGCATTGCTGGACCAGCGTTAAGTGACATACCTTGAGCTGGCGCAGCTGACGGCGCTGGGCGATTGGGACGCATGTTTGGACGCGTTTCGCCAAGCAAACCCGCAAGGGCCTCTTCCTTTGCACGGTCTTCATAACCGTATGGTTTGGCAAATATATTACCAAGCAAGGACAGCAAACCACCGCCCTCAAACTTTTCGCCAGACTTACCCATGCCACCGCCGTCAAAGCGGTCCATGAAATCAAGGAATTTTTTTTCAGCCACGGTAAACCGCCTTTTTTCAATAAATTTAAGGGAAACTTATCACACTTCGCCCAAAGCCGCCATTACCTTTTTCATACGTGCATTTAGCTTCCACGTACCAGAACGCCACCTTGCGGCATACTGTGCGTCCTCCAAGCTCAACCCTTTTGCAATGTATTGCTTGATCCACGTATTCATTACCACATTCTTTAAACGCGGCGACATTTTGCTAAATGGCACCCGCTTCATGCAATTCCCCGCAGATTACGCTTAATTGACTGCTTCCACGTAGACATAGACCCAGACAAGGCCGTTGCAGCGTCAGATGCCATAGTCAAACACAAAGCATCAGCCAAATCGGGCGATTTCAACCCACGCTTGCGCATATCATCCTTGCTCTCGGCCTTCATCTTGCCGCCGGGCGTAAATCCGTAGCGTATCGACGTTAATTCTGCCAGCAACTGATCGTCATTCGGTAATTTACACGAACGATCCTCAAGCCAACCCTTAGTCTTAAACCAAAGCTCCGCCCGCAAATTCATGTACGTGTTGCCCATTGCAGGCGCTTCGCCAACATTAATCCCACGTACAGGAGCGCCAAGCTCACGCAGTCTATCTACAACACCGCCGCCAACGCCAATGCTATCAACAAGTATTTCGCTAGGCCGCATAGAGGGCGATAAGCCCTCGTATTCGGCCATCACACGCCCAACAGTCTGCATCAAATCCAAGCCCTGCCAAGATGTAATCTCAGTCACAACATTGCCGTATCGCTTACACAGCGCAGTCTTATCCGCGCCAAAGCGAGCCACATCCAAGCCCCAAATAGGTTTTGTACCTTCGGGTATCTCAATATCACGCTTGATTGCGCTGTCAGCAAGATGAAACGGAATAATCGTATCATCATCGGCCATCGGAAACTCACCGAGTACACGAATACGAAACGCATTGCTGTCCTCGCCGTACCTAGCCCGCATTTCATCAACAAACTCCTCAGACACCAGCGGACTCTCAACGCACGACCAGCGCCGTGTCCACCATGTATCCGCAAGCCTAGTCTGGCTCTCAAAGAACGTACCGGATGAACGTGTGGGGTTGGATAGCAAAATCGTCGTCGCAGAGTGGCCAGACATTGAACCAGCAGCAGCCTCAAAGACTTTCTCAGGCACACCAGACGCCTCATCCACAACCAGCAAAACATTCTCGGAGTGAACACCAGCCAGCGCCTCTGGCGTTTCAGCGCGTGATGTACGTGCCGAGATAAAAGCCTCCGCAGGCGCGGCAGATAATTCAACACGGTCAGACTTAACCGTCAACAAAACCTGCAACTGTGGCGGCAGCTCATTAATCCAACGCTTCAACTCGGCAAACAGCGCATCAAACAACTGGCCGCTGGTGGGTGCCGTAACAACAACTTTATTTGGAAAACGCAGCAGCACATACCACAGCATAGCCCACGACGACGTAGTAGACTTGCCCGTACCGTGACCAGACCGCACAGACATTTTACGCTCACCACTGGCAAGCGCATCCAAGAACTCAGCCTGATAGTCATACGGTGTCGCGCCCAGCACCTCTTTAACGAACAGCACTGGGTCATCGCGGTAACGCAGCACAAACTCTTCTAGCGGGTTAGCTTCAGTCATCCGTTACATCCTCATAGTCAGCCTCAATTGACGTAGCCTCACGCTGTCGATCTTCAGCATCAATCGCGGCAATATCCGAATTTACCTTGCGTAGCGCGTCGAGGTGCATGTCATTCACAGAAATGGTCACGTTGGTCTGGGGGCGATTGCCGTACCGCTCCTGATTGTACGAGCCAGCCATGAACTTGCGCCACTGAAC